GCCTTAGAACAGGCACAGCAAGCCTATGGATTATTTATATGGTTTGTGAAGTGGTTCAGCTACGTTATGATATTTATGATTGTGCTGATGTTTATGAACAACTGGTTCGATGATGGAACTGGTAGCCGATTTATGCCAGATGAAATATATAAAGACCAGTATGACCCACAAGGTCTTAACAAAAAGAAAGGAATATAGTTATGAGTAAAGATTGGTTTGATGAGCATGTTATCATAGACTTTGGAGACTTTAATAATAAAGAGGACAAAAAGAAAGCTGATGACTTAAAAGAAAAACTAAAGCAGAAACTTGAAGAGGAGTTCAAAGATGAAAGCATATCATAATAAAGGATTCTTTCCTGCTTTTATAGTTATTGTCTTAGGCTTTTTTATCTTACCATTAATATTAATGATGGGAATGGACGATACCTTTGAAAGATTTACAAACAAATACTTTCCACGAGCAGAATGTTGGGAGACAGCAAAGCATGAGAGAGTATGCAAACGATTTAATAACTGCAAATTTATGAGGAACTTTTGCCATGATGAATGAAGGATATAATTTAATAGCCACAATAGTGTTTCTTGTGGCATTTACTTTTGTGTTGAATGCTTGCTTTGTACAGGTTATGTAATGAAAAAAACTGACTTAAACAAACAGAAGAAATCGCCAAAAGAAATACTAACAGACATTATTGTAATGATGATAGTAATATGTATTGTGGGTGGCATGCTAGTGTACGCTCACTATGATATAAAAGGAATTGTAAATGGATAATTATTCTTTTTGCTGTAGCGCGGAGATTGATTTAAACAATCGCTGTTGCGAGTGTGGTGAAGAACAGAAGATAGTATGGGGACGAGAGAACCAGAATCTAAAGTTCGTTACACTAGACGAGGACTTTGATGGTGACGAATCAGACATTGAAGTTATAGCCAACCATTTTAATAGGAGATACCCATGAATAGATTTATTGTTGATGAAGACCCAGTGATTATAGCAGAGTCATTGTGTGACCAACACATAGTGAAGATGCCTTTGGAAGAAGCGCAGATGTTATGCACTGCATTGTGGCATCATGCGCCAGAGTATGCAGAGAAAAAAGGTTTGTATAAACCTGTTCATCAAAAGCACCCATGCACATTGTGGGCAATGCATAGTCGTAGTAATTTTATGTATGCGTACAGACTTTATGTTGCGATGTTAGTTGAGTATACAAAAAGGTATAGCAGGATACATGGTGCAAGCAAGCACAAGAATGCTATATTCTTTGGTAGCACCTATCTACCAGAGTTAGGTATCACAAAACATCCGCAGTGTTTCAGTGGCATGGACGAACTCAAGACAGATGAGTTTCTACCCATCAATGCTTATCGTGCTTTCTACAAAGCAGACAAGTTAAAGTTTGCCCGATACAACAAAGGTAGACCAATGCCAGAGTGGTTGGCAGCATGACTACAGTATATACGCTAGTGGATAAATATTATTTGTCCCATGATTTCAAGAACTTACGCGATGAAACTAAAGCACAATACAAGTATTTTATGAGCGTGTTTTTATCGACAGAGATAGATGGGACGTGCATAGGTGACATGCGTTATGCGAAAGTGACAACCAAACGTGCAAAACTTTGCTACGATATGTGGTGTGACAGAGGAATATCTTTTGCTAATCACATCATGGGTGTCGCACGTATACTATTTAACTTTGCATTACGCATGGAACACACCACAATAAATCCATTCTCTGCTGTGCGTAGGAGAGCCACTGACAGGCGCAAGACTGTCTGGAGTAGAGAACATGTCAAAACCTTTTTGGACGTAGCCTACAGCGATTTTAAGACTCGTAACATAGGTTTGATTGCACATATGGCATACGCTTGGTGTCAGAGATTAGGCGATATGCGATTGCTTACGTGGGACAGCATAGATTTTGAATCTGCTCGTGTACACATAGAGCAATCTAAACGCAGAGCCGATGTCGAGTTGCCCATTGATGACGATTTACTGGACATGTTGAAGCAACAAGAGAAAGATTTTGGTTTTCAGAAGTATATTGCGCCTAGACCACAGCCGATTGATGGCGAGTTTAGACCATATACAATATATAAATTACCAAAGTATGCAAAAAATATTATGACTGTTGCAAATTTGCCGCAAGAATTACGTTTGTCCGATTTAAGACGCACAGGCACTACAGAAATGGTGGATGCAGGTGTAGGAATAGCACAAATAATGTCTGTAACAGGACATGCAAACCCACAATCGGTCAAACCTTACATGAAAAATACGTACATGAGTGCAAATAGTGCATTGACAACTAGAAAGATGCATGTTATAAGCACTGATAAGTGACACAGAGGAACTGTTATGTATACTAATAATGTATTAAACACTATAGGTGATATACCTAATGGAACTACAAAGAGGACTAACTGTCCTAACTGTGGTGGTCGTAATACTTTTACAGTTACCAATAACATGGGTTCTCTTGTGTGGAATTGTTACAAGGCTTCTTGTAATGTCAAAGGTGGTACTCGTGTCCACCTATCTATTGATGACATTCGTGATGGATTTGCAGGAGCAGAGAAATACGCAGAAGATTTTGTAATGCCAGAATACGTTGTGCCTTGTAAAGGTCAGCGTGAACTCACTCGCTTCACTGCTGAGTATGGGATTGATGAGTGGGAATTATTTTACGATGTGAAAGATAATCGTGCAGTATTTCCTATTCGACATGATGGTGTCATAGTAGATGCCACAGGTCGCTCTCTCAGCAAACGACTTCCTAAATGGAAGAAGTATGGAAAAAGTGGGTTGCCTTTTACTGCAGGTTGTGGTAAAGTGGCTGTCGTTGTTGAGGACTGTGTGAGTGCAACTGTTGTTGGTTACAGTTCCTTTGTTGGGGTTGCGCTTCTTGGTACATCTCTACAAGAATCGCATAAAGGATTTCTTTCGCAGTTCTCGACAGCGGTTATTGCATTAGACCCCGATGCATTGCCAAAGACTTTGCAGATGGCAAAGGAACTACGTGGGCATGTACCCGATGTGCGTGTCTTAAAACTAAACAACGATTTGAAATATCGTGACCCCAAAGATATGGAGAAGTTAAATGGAATTATCATTAATTAGAAGTTTGATGGACAGGTCATTCTACGATGACCACAGAGGAGCGAAGTGTCCAGACAAACTATTCAGCAAAGATGTTCGCAAGATAAAGCAAACAATCGACAGTGCTATGAGTAAGTACGAGCGTACTGTTACACCAGACGAGATAGAAGCACTGTTCTTGTCTAACAATCCCACCATGACTACAGCACAGAAGCAAGCATACTCTGCCTTGTTCTTCAAGATAAAGAAAGAATCGCCTATGGGTGGCGATGTAGCTAACGAAGTGTTGTCAAAACTATTTCAACAAGTCATTGGTGAAGAGATAGCTAACTTAGGATTTGATTACGTCAATGGCGACAAGGCTAGTCTTGAACCGCTACGCAATATGCTAGAGCAGTATGGTGATGACTTTATTCCTAATCTCAACGTGGAGTGGGATGACATTGAGATAGAGACATTACTTGCACGAGCAGATTTGGAAGCACGTTGGACTTTCAATGTGCCTACGCTTACACGTAAGGTCGAAGGTGTTAATGCAGGACATCTGATAGAGATAGGTGCTAGACCCAATACTGGTAAGACATCATTCCATGCAAGTTTGATTGCATCACCACAAGGATTTGCACATCAAGGTGCAAACTGTATTGTGCTATGTAACGAGGAAGGATATCATCGTGTAGGTGCTAGATACCTAACTGCAGCCACTGGCATGACCATGAAAGAAATCAAAGACAATCCTACAAAGGCTCGTGATTTGTATGCGCCTGTCAAGGAGCGTATTAAGATAAAAGACGCAACTGGTCGTGACATGGCATGGGTTGAAAGTATATGCAAGACATACAAGCCTGACATCGTGTTGCTCGACATGGGTGACAAGTTTGCCAAGACTGCAGGATTTGCTAGGACAGATGAAGCACTCAAAGCAAACGCAGTGCATGCACGTATGATTGCTAAACAGCATGAGTGTGCTATCTTTTACATGTCACAGCTTTCTGCAGATGCGGAAGGTAAGGTGTTACTCAATCAGTCCATGATGGAAGGTTCACGTACAGGTAAGGCAGCCGAAGCTGACCTTATGATATTGATTGCAAAGAACCCACCTGTGGATGGACAGGAAGAAGAAGATTCACAGCGACATCTCAATGTTGTAAAAAATAAGTTGACAGGATGGCATGGTGTGGTACACTGCGAGCTTGAATACAAGACTGCGAGGTACGTATCGTGAAATTAGTTATAGATGTAGAAAACACAGTTACTAACAGAGATGGCAAGTTACACCTTGACCCATTCGAATCTACTAACACGTTAGTAATGGTGGGTATACTTACAGATACTGGAGAAGAGTATCAAATTACTTTTGACCATGCAGACAAAGAACCTACAGAGAATGGACATAAGATTGTACAAGACCTACTAGACAAGGCAGGTGCTATAATATGTCACAACTCTGCATATGATTTGATGTGGCTATGGGAGTCTGGCTTCAAGTATGATGGTGCAGTGTTCGACACTATGCTTGCTGAGTATGTGCTACAGCGTGGCATCAAACAGCCATTGTCTCTCGAAGCATGTGCTGAGAGATATGAAGTTGATACTAAGAAGCAGGATACACTGAAGTATTATTTTAAGAAAGGTGTTACCACACGCGAGATACCACACAACGAGTTGGTGTCTTATCTATCTGCTGACTTGCATGCCACACAACAGCTTGCCAATAAATTAATGTATAGGCTAAATAGCAGTGATGCATCTCTGATGGATACAGTTCTACTTACTAATCAACTGGCAGTGAGACTAGCTAAGATATATTGCAGAGGATTTAAGGTTGATTTATCTGCTCTTGAAGATGTGCGTGACCAATACGAAACAGAGCGACATCTTCTCGTAGAAAGTTTAGAACTGCAAGTTAGAGAAGTTATGGGTGACACACCTGTAAACTTAAATAGTCCAGAGCAGTTATCGTGGGTTATCTATGGTAGAAAAGTTAAAGATAAAACAGATTGGGTTACAGCCATTGACCCATACATGACAAGTTCTGATTTCAAAGAAGCTATAGCACAGCATACAACACGATTGTACAGGACAGAATCAAAGCAATGCACTACATGCACTGGATATGGTAAGATTCGTAAAACAAAAAAGGATGGCACACCTTTTGCCAAAGCAACACGCTGTGTTGATTGTGATGGTAAAGGATATTTATATACACCTACAGAAAAACGTGCAGGATTTTGTTTTGTGCCACCATCCCCAAAGTGGGCATCGGCTAATGGCTTTACAACAAACAAGATGAATTTACAAATGCTTGAGAGTACAGCCAAGAACAAAGGCATGAAAGATGCAGAGCGTTTCTTACGTAATGTGCGTAGACTGTCTGCAGTGGAGACTTACCTATCTTCCTTTATTGAAGGTATAGCCACACATGTAAAGGCTGACAACAGATTGCATGTCAGATTGTTACAGCACCGCACATCTACAGGTAGACTATCTGGTGCAGACCCAAACATGCAGAACATGCCTAGAGGTGGTACGTTTCCTGTCAAGAAAGTGTTCGTATCACGTTGGAACGATAATGACTTTGGCATGAAAGGTTATGTTCTTGAAGCTGACTTTGCACAACTAGAGTTTAGAGCTGCTGCATTTTTGTCACAGGACAAGGTGGCTATGGAAGAGGTCAAGACAGGCTTTGATGTGCATGCGTATACAGCTAAGATTATATCTGACGCAGGACAGCCTACAACTCGACAAGAAGCAAAAGCACATACCTTTGCACCTCTGTATGGTGCGAGTGGGTTTGGTAGGACAAAAGCTGAAGCGTCATACTACGAGCATTTTACACAGAAGTATAAAGGCATTGCTGATTGGCATAAGACTTTAGCTAGAGAAGCATTAGACCATCAAAAGATTGCTACACCATCTGGTAGAGAGTTCTCATTTCCAGATGTGCAACGTAATAGAAGTGGCAGAATAAGTCACTTTACGCAGATAAAGAATTATCCTGTGCAGTCGTTTGCTACCGCAGACATTGTGCCATTGGCACTGCTACACATTGATAATCTTTTAGAGCGAATGAAGTCCTGTATAGTCAATACAGTACACGATAGTATTGTGATTGACGTGCATCCAGAAGAGAAGAATGCGGTGATTGGTGTCATAGATAAAACTAATAAAGAGTTATCTTCTTTGATATCAAGACGTTGGGGAATAACTTTCAACGTACCTCTATTATTGGAAGCAAAAATAGGATATAATTGGCTTGACACTAAAGATGTTATATGATATAACTATGTCTCATTTGTTAAAGGAGAAACATATATGACAGAACTAACGACAATAGACCCGAACAACTATGGCGCAATGGCAAAGGCTATGGGCATAGCTAATGAAGCACCTGCTAAATCTAAAAGCAGTTCTTTAGCTAGGCTACGCATTAACCATTCACCAATCATGGGTACAGCAGAAGTTAAAGGAAAAAGTGTTAACGTAGAGACTGTTAGCGGTGGTACATACAAACTGGAGATTCCAGATGGTGATACATACTTTGCTAACTCTGTTAAGATTAGACCACATATGCAAAGGTTTATGTATAAGCGATTTGTAATGGGTGGTGCTAATGCACCTAACAGGTATGTTAAAACTGTTATGTCAGATAATCTAAACGTAGATTTGAAAGACAACGATGGTGGTTTTAACTGTGGTAAACCTGCAGGTTTTATACAGGACTTTAAAGCATTACCAGAAAAGAAGCAGGAATTAATCAAGCAGATTAAAAGAGTGCGAGTTCTTTTTGGTACAGTAGAATTAGTAAACCCAGTGACTTCAACTGGGGCGGAAGTGACTGTTGACCCCATGCCTTTTATATGGGAGATAGATAACAGAGATGCCTTCAAAATTGTGGGCGAGCCTTTCGCTAATCTGGCAAAGTTACAAAGACTGCCAATACATCATATGATTACAGCTACGACTGACGAGAAGAAGTTACCTAATGGTAATAGCTTCTTTATTCCTGTCGTGTCTCTTGATGTATCTAAGTCTATTGAAGTGACTGACGATGACCAGAATATGTTTGCTGACTTCCTAGCGTGGTTGGATAACTACAATCAATACATTCTGAATCTATGGCAAGAGAAGGCTAACTCTAGAATGGAAGACGATGATGTTGATGTGGTAGATAACCTAGTAGACATCGAAGTTGAAGACGTGGGTTGCTAATGAACCATCCTGCTGAACTAGCGTTGCATCAGTACCTTGATGATGCTGTTAATGGTAAGACATCTATGTCTGACACAACCATCCGACAGGTTGCTACTGATGTGGCTGAAGCTATGCAACGTCAGTTCGGTGGGCAGAAAAAGCGAAAAGATTTTCGTTTACGCATGTCGAATGTGGGGAGACCAACTTGTCAGCTATGGTATGACAAGAACAAGCCTGAGAAAGCTCTACCTTATCCTACTACCTTCATTATGAATATGATGATTGGGGATATAGTAGAAGCAGTATTCAAAGGTCTGATGACTGAAGCAGGTATACAGTACGAAGATTCTAAGGAAGTTTCTTTGGATGTAGGTAAGTCTAAAGTATCTGGCACGTATGATATCGTTGTC